TATTTGCCAAGTCCCACACGGGGCGAGCAAGAAATTCGAGTGGAACTCCTGTCCAACGCAAGACTCTCTCACGTTCTGACTCTGTGTGCGCCTGGTCGACGATAGGGAAGAGATCCTCTCTAGGAGGATCTGCTACCACGACTTCGCAGGATCTAGAAACACCGGTAACGATGGGCGGAACGGGATCAGATCCCCTCCACCGTCTAAACCAGGACTTCTTCATTAACCCGGTAAAAACGTATCGAGGTATATTAGCTACGCAAAAGTCCCTGAGGACTATTTCATGCCTGGCTAGGACCGAGATAGCGTACTGGCGTACACTATGCTTCATCCCCTTTACACCTTTCCACACTTCACCGAGTAGGTCCACACAGTCATTACGATACGGACGGAGAAAAGAGAGGCAATGCCTAGGAACGAGGCGACAAGAGGGCACATGGAAAGGCTGACTATTCAGGTCAAGCCACGTGTCTGAAAAGCCAGTCTTCTGGCGATTAACTACAAGTCCAAAGGTAGAAGTGACTTCTTCCCAAAGCGAGAAGAATTTACGGTTACCATTGAACATGCAGTCATCGCCGTTGAAACGGCCAACCCTCCTAACGCCGGAACCAAAGCTTATGTCACAGCAGATGTCGTAAGAGACCTTGTTGATGAGACACAGAATGGGAAAACTAAGCAAGTTACCCATCATCTGCTTCCTCGTCAACGTAATACGTGTCTTGCGGCTCCTAGACCACAGGTGGAGATCCCCAACTGCTGCTAACATTATGCCTCTCTCATCCTCAGTAAGATAAGGACTCTCAGCTAATACACTCGTGATGGCCTCAGTTACCCAAGGCAACACGTTGTCAGTGGCAGCCGTATAGTCTCCGGAGATAAAGGACTCTCCGGACTTTCGGTCGTTGACAATAGCTTCGAAATCCTCCTTCTTAACGTCCCCTCTTACACACCAACCAAAAGCCGTAAGGTGATCGTAAAGCGCATCGTGAACAGGGGCTAAAACCCTCTTGACACGGGCACTCTGCATCGTGACTACTCTAAGCTTACCTTTAGTCTTGGCTACGCCTAATCTTAGCTCGGAGATATTGCCGTAGCAAGAATCTCCGACAGATATGGTACCACCAAGATAAGAGGTCTGCTCAAGGCAGCCATTCTGGTCGGTGTATCCCCCACCCCACTCTTCATTATCC